TAATTGTGCGAACCATCATGTGACTAGGTGCTGTCACAACTGTGCTTCCGCCCAGGTCTGTGGTCTGGCAGCTGGGATAGAACACAGCAGCATAAGGTGTGCTGGTGGTCAGGCCGTCGCCGGCAAATGTGCCAAGACCGTTGTTGTTTGTGGCCCAGGCCACCAGTTCGGTGCCGTTGGCATCCAGGCGCATGGGAGTGTCGCCCACAACAAAACAGGTGTTGTTGCGCTCATTGCTGAGAGCAGACATGTTGATAATCAATTCAGGATATGCTGTACATGCCAAGAGATTGAACACCGCTTGTTCTTCACGAATTGTGATACTGGTGTCAATGCCCGACTTGAGTGCTGCCACAACCAATGCACGTTGTGCCAGACGACCCATGTTGGGTGCTCCATCTGCTCTATTGCCAGATGCTGTTACCCAAGAATTGGTTACTAGGAGATCCCAGTACGCAGTTTGGGTAGCAGGATTCTGATTGGTGCCAGCTTGAATGGCCACATACAAAACTGCATCATACAACACCGCAGTGCCCACAGCATAGGCAGTGCTGTTGCTCCAGGTGCTGTAGCTGAAATCAGCAGCGTTGAAGTAATTGACCTGAAAACTCTTGACATTGAAGCCGGAGCGACGTGTGTTGAACAACAACATGCCTGTGGGATACAGCGCAGAATCAGGTGCATCAACGTCTAGGTAATTGCTGGTCAACAGGCTCACAATTGTGGGCAGATTACCTGTGATTGGATCCACAGTACCTGTGGGGCTCCAACGAGCATCTGCAAACAACACACCATTTTCAGTGGTTTGATCAGTGTTGTCAATCAGGACCCATTGATCCACACCTTCAACATTTTGCCAACGTTTGATCACAGGGTAAATTTCAAGATTGCTGGTATCAATCCAGAGATCACCATACACCAACGCAGTGGCATCACTTTGTGTGGTAGGTGCTGTGGCAGAGATTTGTGGTCCTGCAGGATCGGTTAGAGAAAGATTATCGCCACGAACATCATTGGTTTCGTTTCGATATCCAACCCATCCTGTTCCACTCTGAATCATGATATCAACTTGGCTGGTGGTAGAATAATACCAATAACGGCCATCAGCTGGGTCTTGATCTGGTGCAGTTGGGCTGGCAGTGTAATCCAGTGCTTCCCATGCACTAAGCAACAGAGTAACTTCGTCGTCTATGACAGAACTGCGGCAACCAGTGGTGGCAGTGGTAAAACCAGCGTTGCTCAAAGCAGTACCAGCACCCACATTGTTCAGCACAATTACACCACCAATGCTTTGTGTGAACACAATGGCACCAGTTGAATCCACTGCTGCACTAACACCAGGAACACCAGCAGAACTCACCGCAGTAATAAATGCCGCAGCAGTGGTTCCGCCAATAGTAGCAGTTATAGCAGCAGTTAAACTGGTTGAGTTAGCTACAGATGTCTGAATAGTAAATTGGTTACCATTGGTAAATGACGGTGTGGATGTGCTGCCTGTTATCACTGTGGCGCCTTGAGACACACGCTCAAATACCTGCAGAGTGTAGGTGTTGTTGTAGGGATATGCTGCAACTCCACTGAGTTCTGGATTCACATTGTATTGTGTATATGTTGTTCCAACAGCAATATTTTTGCCGCCTCCTGTGGGGTCCAGAGTTGCATTGGCACTCCAGTCATTGGCATATACAGCGGCAGATTGCTGTACAAATGCACCTAGTGCAGTACTGTATTTTTTCACAACCATTGAGGTTCCAAGATTGCTGCTGGTGATCTTGTTCCAGACACTGCCTGTGGGTCTACGTTGGTCGTCTGTGGTTCTCCAGCGTGGCACAGTGAAGTTGGCACTTTGTTGCAGAGTAGGAGCATAATTGGTCCTGTCAGCAGTGATGCCCAAGGTAGTTAGCAGCCCTGCTGTGGAACCTGCTGAGTTAACAACAATAATACCGTCGTCGGCTGTGGAATTGTCGGCTGTGGCGCTGGCATCAGCAAATAAACACAGTTTATCATTGATCACTGCTGAGTAAACACCAAGAATGTTGGCAGTATTAATAGCGCCGCTAAGACCAAAAATATCATTGTTGGGAGAAACAGGAACTGCAACACTTGTACCATTGATAACAATGGTATTGCCAGCTGTAAAATCAGCTGTTATAGTGTTGGCCCCTGTCAGGGTCGGCCAGCTCAGTTTCCAATCATTAGACCCAACTAGAACCCAGTTGTTATACAAGTCCGACAATGCAGTGGCAGTGGTGTTTGCAACCGATGCTGTGCCATTTTTGTAATATATAGGATTGGCAACGTTGGTTGCAACCACGGCGTAATCGCCAATGCTGCCGTAATCTTGCGAAGGGACTCCGCTGGTGAGATCTGCGGTGCTGGTAATAACCAACGGCACTTGATTGCTGAACGCACCAGTGGTCAGATTCCATTCAAATATGCCCCAGATAGTGTTGGCAGTGTCTAACCAGAATGTACCATCATTGGGTTCACCTGTGGGGCGAACCAGGCTGGCAGTGAGCTCAGAAAGATCAATATCCACACGTTGGACATACGCACGATTGGTGATACCCAAGGCAGAGTAAGCAGCCAACAAACCATATTCGTTGAGCTCGTAACCATTGATTGGTGTACCCACTGTGGTTTTGTAGAAAAACGGATTGCCAAATGTAGCTGATAGATCACGTTGACTAGTGACCAAATAAACTTTATTTGCGTTGGCAGCCAATGTGCCAGCTGCAACACCCACGCCAGAACCTGAAACTTTGTTTTGCGCCGTGGCGATCAACATGTAAGGTACTGAGTTTGTGGCTGCAGGAATGTAATTTGTTTCGTCAATTACAGTGACTTGAACTCCGGGTGATACTAGTGCCATTTTGGCTCCTTTAAAAACTTATGTAGATATTTATCGGATGATGACAAAACCAGTGGTGTTGCGTTGCCCTTTGCAAAGGTTCGCGTGATAAATACCCCATGAGACCCATATGTGCTGCTTGTAATCAACGCTTGGTAGCGGTGAACTACACTCGTGACGATGTTGTACACTATCGAACCAAATGCGATCACTGCATTAGAAGAAACAAAAAAATAAAGCCGCCTGAGGCCCTGTGGAAGAAGGCCGGCTACAAGAAAAAAGCCACATGCGATAGATGCAGCTTTAGATCACGATACGCTGGCCAGTTACTGGTGTGTCACATGGACGGAAGCATGCGCAACGTGTCCTTGAACAATTTACGCACAGTTTGTTTGAACTGCATGGAGGAAGTAAAGCGGCTTGATATACCTTGGGTTCCCAACCAGCTTGAGGCCGATCGTTGAGTTACCAGCTGCTGCACCTGTTCATACAAGTGATCTAGACTGGAATTGTTGTCCAGCACAGCATCAAATTTTGTGCCTGCCCAGGCATATTCGCTGGCATGAATTTTACTACGTTCCAGTTTGCCTTTGCTGATGCTCCAGCTAGAGTTGCCATCGGGTCCGCGATTTACGCTTACTGCTGCATCATACCAGGCAGGTTCAGGTCCACGTGTGACTCGCACCACAATGCCGCCTGCGGCCTTGATTGACTTGATTTCGTTGGGAAATCTGCAATCACTGATCACAATATCGTCTGTGGAGTTACGCAGTTTGTTTTCCAGACTTGCAATCCAGATATCGTCGTGAAAGCCTTGTCTACAAACTTCTGTACCCCAGTATTGCAGCACCCAACGTGGAGTTAGTTTGGGCATTTTCAAACGTTCTGCCCACCAAGGATCCACTTGTTCGCGCCATTCGCGGGCTTGTTTGGTACGGCCTTCCAGCAGTTCTCGGTTCCAGCCAAACACATGGCTCACAGCGTCCTTAAGTGTGTTGGCAAAACTTTCTCTACGGAATTGATGTATGTTAACAAGATAATCTGCAATGGTATCTTTGCCACTTGAAATAAATCCCACAACTCCTATGATCATTTTAGTTCCTTTACGTTGAGATGTTTTAGTGTGGCTTGCAGCATGCCAATTTGACGGCGGCAGTCCTCCAGTGAGTGGTGTGAGGTAGACGGGATAGGCTGGTCAGGCCACAAACTAAACACTGTTCTTGAGTCTCTTACCTGAAAATATTTCCAGGGCAAAGGCTTGTTATAACTCTTGTAGGCATGCTCAAGAATGTTCATGTCATATGTGGGACCTTGACTCCAGATCAGTTTTGAGTGCCAGATCATTTTGGCCAATTCGTCTAGTGCCTGATCCAGGGGAATACGGTCTTGTTCGTTGAACGCTTCTTCGCGGGCATGGTCGGGTTGAGTAGCCCACCATGCAATTGTGCCGTCATCGATAGCACGATTTTCCTGACTTTCTAAAGTGACTCTGGCATAGTAATGTTTGTCGTACCAGCCCGTGCCAAACGGATCAAACGTTTGAGCAGCAATAGTAAGAATGGTTGTGTCCGGTCCTGTTGCCAGGCCTTCGAGGTCAATCATAAGGTGCATTTAATGATTGTAACAGAACTGCAATAGTTTGTCGAGTAGTGTTTAGCCGATAACGAAGGTTAATGGTTGAGAAGCATCCACATACAGTTTGAGCTCTTCAATACACTTGTCCATTTGTGCCTGTGCTTCGGCCTTCATTGCTGCGCCATTGAGAGTGCCGCCACCGTTTGGTCCGGCAATGGTGCCAAATTTCTCACGAGCTTCACCAATGATCATTTTGCTGGCTGCTACCATGTAGTCCTTGATCCATTGCTGGATCTGGAAATCGCCCAACAACTGAATTTCAGGTTTGAGATTGTAGGTCCACAACAGAACCACTTCGCCGTAGCCGGTTGGGCTGCGGATAAGTTGCAGTTTCTTGGTAACCGGATTCCAGGTGTAGTTTATAAAGCCGCCAAACATTCTAGCTGCCAATTCCACATACTGAGTATAGAAATCGTAGGTGGCCAGGCCGCCTGATTGGTTGAAGTTGATCAGGTACACATTCATCTGTGCCTGACTAAACGGGTCAAAATTAGAACCTGTTGGACCCGAAGCGATACCAAAACTGCGTCGGAAAATCTGTCTAACACTCTGCACTTCTTGTGGCAAGGTATAGATGTTCTGCTGATTTACCAACTGCATAAAGCTGTAGCTTTCTTCGTAGGCATTGTTGGCCCGTTGGCGATAGGTGCCAACGGTTCTTTGATACGCTGCTTCTAAGTGAGCAGGATCAAGTTCAAGGTCAATGATTTGATGGCCCAGTTGTAGGCGTACATACTCAAAGAGATTGGTTTTTAGCGTGATTAAATCAATAGATTGTTGTTCGACCATTAGGGGCTCCGTGCCCTATATTTAGTCTTTTACCACGCCTTCAGTATAACCAGGTTCTCGGTTCCACGACCGTTGAACTGTGTCTCTGTAGTGGTTAGATCTTTGTAGATCTTTCTAGCAGCCGGCTTGCCTGCAGCCTGCATGGCCCGCACAATGTCAGCGGGTTTGCGCACAGTTTTCTGTACACTTTCTGCGGTGCTAAAACCAATGATGCTGTTGCTCTTGATAGTAAACGTGCCCACGTGCGAGTCTGCTACCACATGGATCAGTTTGCGTTTTTTGCTGTCATACAGCCAGGCTTCGCTCTTGTCCACTAGGTTTGCAGGAGCAAGCCCTTTGATTTTGAGGTCCACAATTTCGGCCTGGAACTTGAACTTGGCTGCACGTTTTTCTGGGCTGATGGCCTTGGCCTTGCGTGGCTTGCGGTCAACCTTCTTGATCTGTACATATGCACCGCAGTCATTGATCACTGCTTCACAAAACTTCACAATACCGCGCATTTGAATCTTGGTGAAGTTGCTGTAGCCTTCTGCTAGTTGGGCATCTTTGCCGCCAATCACAGTT